GATGTATTTTGTTGGAACGAATATACATGAAAATTTAGACACTCTTTTTATTTCAGCGATTACCTTTCCGGACCACTCAAGATAATCATCATCGGATAGATTATCTTTATATTCACCGTAATCCTTTGATACATTATAAGGAACGTCGGTAAAGCAAAAATCAAACATTCCTGCATTCATGCTGCGCATTTGCTCCAAACATTCCCCATGTATCAGTGTCACATCTATCATTGTATAACCTCTATTGCAAAACGTTATTTATGCCGCCATAAGTGAATAAATCGACCGATTTATATTTCATTTCGGCGTCCTGTAAATTTTTTACAGCAATATTGTAATAAGATTCCTTCAGCTCAATACCAATGGCTTTTCTGTTGAACCTTACCGCCTGATATGCTTCCGATCCAATACCCAAAAATGGAGTGAATACGGTTTCCCCAGGATTAGAATACAATTTTATACACCGCTCAATCGTTCCGAGTTGCAAAGGGCATATGTGTTTTTCGTCATCAGATTCCTTTGCGGTTGTGTATTGAAGCGTATCACTCTCATGAATACCCAGCCAAATACCACCAGCCCAATCAATCCATGTTTCGTTATTCATCTCCCCATTTTCAACCGGGGTTATTGGAGTTTCGTTATCTCCATCTTTTTTGAAGATTAGAATCTGATCCAAAATCGCAGGGCGGCTTTGGCTGGAATCTCTTTTCAATGTTGCAAACAAAAGTGCCTGAGCCTTTGTTCTGATTGCCTGAGCCTGTGGATTTTTACCAACGATAGCCCGGCCAACAAATACCCATCCCTCATTTTCATAAGCTGTGACGACATGGCCTGGGAAGTCCTTCATTCCGATATACCCATCTCTAATTGACATGGCCGGAATGTCAGAAGTGTGAACACAGGTCAACCTTCCTGGCTTTGTAATCCTCAAAAGCTCTTTGATAATAAATGCATAATGAGAAAAGAACTCATCCCAATCCTTTGAATTGCCAAGGTCAAGCTCACTGGCTGAATAAGTGTACAGATCCGCAAACGGGGGAGAGTAAACGGAAAGGTGGATACTGTTTTCTTCAATTTCAGCCATTCTTTGGCAGCTATCCCCAAGCATGGCCGTGAACTTATCACCCTTTACGGTTTTATTCTTGTACTCAAACATCTCTACTTGTTCGCTCATCTTTATTTCAATCTCCTCGTATTTTTTTACATGCTTTATTAGTTGCTCGCTCATGAATTTTGCAACCTTTTCTTTTTTCATTACGTTTTCGTAAATTTCTAGCTCAACATCCGACATTACGATGTGAACATTCACCGGGTATTTTTGACCGAATCTGTATTCACGACGAATGCACTGGTAATAAGATTCCCAGGAATCATTCAGCCCAAAAAATAGCATGTTGTGTGCATTTTGGAAATTCATCCCAAACCCTGCGATTTTTGGCTTTGTGATGAGGATTCTGAATTTACCATCCTGAAAGTCCTCAAATGACTTTGCTTTATATTCAGGTGAATCGGCGCCTTTTACTTGCACACAATCATCAAGTATTTTTTCAAGTGCATCGGATTCACTTTGCAAACCGCACCATACAATCCATTGATCGCTGCCGCCGTTGATGATTTCGATGGTTTTTTTCATCCTATCTTCGATGGTTGATTTTCTTACTTTGTGCCTGTCTTGTATCCCATTCAATCCGGTAAAAAATAACTGTCCTTCTGGAACATAATCAACATCCACGAAAACAGGGTTTATATTCAACTTAGGCAGTATATAACCATCATCATCATATCCAAGGTCTGATGGGTACCGCAAGCTAATCGCCCAGGTAGATAGCCAATGGTAAAATTTTTCTTGAGCGTGATTCTTTAGGCGCCATTCCTGACCAAGGCTGCCTTTCTTTTTTCTTTTCACAACCCGACCGTCACCAACATCTTGATAGTCAACTTTATTGGCGTGGATGAAGTACATGGCCAACATCTCATTTGTCCTGCAAATACCTAAAAACTCAGCATGGTTCCCGATTTCTACCTGGTCATTTGGTGCCGGGGTTGCTGTACATGCAAGCCGGTATTTTGTTTCTCCAAACATATCAATTAACTTTCTTCTTGTGCTACCATCAAGAGATTTCAATATGCTTGATTCATCCAAAACAATCGCGTCAAACTCAGCGGGATCAAAACTATCAATCATTTCATAATTAGTGATTACAATTTTGTTTTTTACTTCCGATTGACTTCTTGCATATTGAATTTCAACCCCTATCTTTTTACCTTCATTTACTGTTTGGCGAGCTATGGATAACGGGGCGACAATCAAAGTGTTAACATCAAGTATTCTTGCCCATTCTATTTGTATGAATGTTTTTCCTAGACCTGTATCAAGAAATATAGCAGCGCGTCCTTTTGCTACAGCCCATCTTACTACATCCCTCTGGAAAGGAAATAATATTTTATTTATTTCTTCCAGGGATATTTCAATACCTTTGAACTTGTTTCTTATTTTCTTTGATTCTAAAAATTCATTATATTCCACGATGCAAATCCTCCAAGTATTATTTTTTATTCGTTTATCTTTGCTGATCTACTAATTTGTCCGGGATATTGTCCAGAAGTTGCTGTGCGCGGCCAATAAGATTTGCAACTTCCAAAAGTCCCGATACAACAGAAAGCTCTCTGACAAGCTCAATCAGTTCCGCGTTCTGTTTCTTCAACTCGTCCCGTTCATGGGTGACGCTATCAATATAGGTTCTTACCATTTGTTTGGTCATTTTATTTACTCTCCTTTTTTTCTAATTGTTCTTTCAATAGGGCGTTTTCTTCCAAAAGTTTTTCGTACTCATCGAATAATATGGGGAAGCGATAAACCAAAGGCCAGTGTGGGCCGGAAAGTTTATTCTTTCCGCGGTGCCTATTTGCATAATATCGCATGTCTTCAATTCCGAAATATTCAAATTTCTCTGTCATCCCAACAAATCCTTCCAGTGTTTCAGTTTGGATTCAAGATCATCTATGCGCCGTTGCAGGGCGTCTTCTATCGGGCGGGAGTTCCATCCTTCTATTTCGCTAATATTGTCCGAAATCCAACTTCCATTTGCATTGCAATCTTCGCAATGTACCCATCTGTAAAATCCTCCATTGCCGTTTGATATACTTTGTTTCACTAAACTTTCACTTCCACAAAACGGGCAATTTTTCAGCTCTTCCATCTCATTCACTCCTTTTCGTATTCAGCGTCAATAAAATCCTCTTCCCCCGAAGGAAGAAGTCTGGATGCATCGTATCCATGAATAAATAGTTCCCCGATTGTAGATTCTTCATTCGCAAGCATCATGGGTAATAATCCAAAGAATCCAGGAACTAACTGTTCCATGCGCCACAAGCTATCAAGCTGATCCCGCAAATTGAACAACGCCATTTTTATTGACTGTTGCTTCTTTGCTTCATAGCCAGATTGGCTTGCCCTTGTTTTCAGCGGCAGCGCAACTATATCAATTCTCCCTGGTTTACCACCATCAAGATTGAATACTATCCGGAACCCATTACGCACACCAAAACTACCAGGAATCCAGCTACTTACAATTCCACCAAGTCTACCAATGGCAGTAGATATTTCGGCTTTCAATGCATCCTCTGATTTTCCGGTTGTTTGACCTGCCCAACCAGATTCTTTGGTAACATCCTCAAAATACGGTACTTCTTTTTTCTTTATTTTCTCATCCGGTACAAAATTCATCATTCACTCCTTTACAAGTTTAGCAAATCATCAATATAGTATTTGCTGCAAATCAATTCTGAGTTAAATATTTTCCTGCTTTCTGGCATTGACAGGGCAATAATATGCCCGTTGGAAACAACAACGCTTTCAATTCTTACGAATTGTCCACACAACAATCCTTCGTAAAAAGTCTCTTCGGCAACCAGCGTTTCGATCTGAATTCTTGTTTCCTGGGTGTACTTTATGGTGATAGGTTTCCTCTCTTCGTGATCAGGATAACCACAAAGTAATAAACCACATGCCACGATAAATACTGTTATTTTTCCGATTACGTTGTACATCACTCACTCCTTACCTCAATAACTATTTTCTTTTTAACAGTCTTGGCAAGATTCTGCATAACATTTATGACACGCTCTTCTACCCACAATTTAGTTCTTTCGTCTTTTGCAGATATGATCATATTGTTTTCTTCCACCCTTGAAAACTCAAGACTTTTGATAATATGATATCCATCACTTCCTACGCTTGCCTGTCTCAGTACCTGAGATTTTACAAATTCCCAGTCTTTATTCGCAAGGAAGCTTTTTTCATCGAATGTGGGGGTAGAAATTTCGATTTTTGAAATTGCATTATCTTTTTCTTTAACTTCATCTTCTTTTAAACTTATACTTAACTTAACCGGATTTTTTCCGGAACTACTCCTGAGTAACTCCGGAGTAGGAATAATGCTTGCAGCCTCCCTATCTTTACGTAATCCTGTCTGATGTTTTTCGAAATTTACCAATTGAATGTATCTCTCCCCCCTATCGTCCTGATACCATAATATGAATCCAGCATCAATCCATTCGTAAATAAAAGATTCTATCAACTCC